CGGGAACCACCCGCTCTCTAGAGTCCTTCGAAAAGGCTCTCACATCAAACTTCGACCATTAGGTTGTCATGGCCTCTTGGTATAATTCAATCGCACAGGGCGATTGCCCGAGGATCTCAAGATGATTAAACATAGACCTACTACAGTTCAGTATACCAATACGCTCACGATTAAAAATCCGTGTGCGTCCGACTTCTCGTCAACAAACGTGAAGATCGGTCCTCCAGGCCTTGGTGTCACCACAAGTGGCGACAAGGTAAGAGGTTACCGGCAACTGATCAAAGCAGGTTCTAATGCCTCATCTGATTACTCTCGTATAGAAAAAGATATCGACGTCCAGACTGGTAACATAACCTTTATCGGGAAATGTTATAAGAACGGATACGTCGACGTTACTAGGGATTACTCTGGTTACTATATGGGACTCCCATCGATCCCCGGTTTAAAAGCTGTCGATAGCGCAACTAATAGTGCTATAATGAGTTTTATCTCGGATGTCAAGGCGGGCTACAACAGTATATCTGGTGGAGTCTTCCTGGGCGAACTGAGACAAACGCTCGACATGATACGGAACCCTGCAAAGGGTCTTCGTGTAGGTATGCAACACTGGTTACAGGCCGTACAGAAACGGTCTACCCGGTATTGCACTGCGAGAAATCGTACTACATGGAGGTCCTCCTGCATAAAGCGTATGAATGCGGACTTGGCTGACTTATGGCTAGAATATAGCTTCGGTTGGTCGCCGCTCATAAGCGACACCAAGGCGGGGGCGGAAGCTCTCGCTAGGCTGATAAACGGAGAAATCCGTTATACAACAGCTCGTGGTTCCGGTTCAGATGAACAAGGTTCAGTGACGACTGCTAAAGCGTACCTTCCCGGTATGCCAGGCTCGGTCTTTTTAGAAACGCAAAGCGTTACCAGACAACTTGCGCGGGTTCATATCTACGGCGCCGTACGAGCGAAAGCTCAGGGGCCAACGATGGAAAACGCAATGGGCTTGTTTGGTTTTAAGATCGAAGAGTTCGTTCCAACTGTGTGGAATTTATTGCCATACTCCTTTTTGTCTGATTATTTCTTGAATGTTGGTGACATTCTGGAAGCCACCTTTTTCGATAGAAGTTCTATCGCGTGGGCAAGTAAGTCCACGATTCAAGATAGTTCAACGCGTACGACAGGCTTTTTGGTCTGTCCAGCGTCTTCTGGGTGGAATGGTGGAGGCAGTCCTGGTCTGGCAGTTGCCAAAAACAAGGTCTTCTCCCGCGAACGTAGCGCCGGTAATTTAGTTCCAACACTTGAGATCTCCCTTCCCGGGAGCGCTCAGCAATGGACTAACATTGGTGCGCTTGTAGCATCAGGTTTAGATCTCCAAAAACGTATGAGTTCACCACCTCGGTGATTTGTACTTAACCCTTTTACAGGTATACAATACCATGGCATTTAACCCTACATCACCTATCACAGGTGCAGCGCAGACCGGGCTTACAAGCCCTACGTACACTACATCACCAGACATTGCACCGGATGTTAATGGTAAACAAGTCGCTGTGACCGCATTAGGCGGCACTCAGACTGGCGTTACCGCACATTCGATTAGCAGCCCCTTTACTGGGACCTGCGTCCGTCCGAAGGTTATGCGTACGCTGCCGTCTCCCAATCCAGTGACGGGAGTCGTTAAGAATGTCCCAAAGAACTCAACGAAGGTTATTACCCGCAAGGGTGTGATTCCGTTGGCCGGTCAACCTCCCAGCATGATGATCATCACAACAACGATCGATGTGCCGGCTGGTTCTGACACGGCGGATGCAAACTCTGTTCGTGCCGCGTTGTCAATGCACTTGGGCCTCTTGGCCCAGCAAAGTGCAGGCATCGGCGACGTGGTCGTAACAGGCATCCTTTAATCTTTTGGTACACTAATTAGCGATTGCTATTAACACTGGAGCGAATACAGATGAGCACCTTAATCTCTGTTCTTTCTCGCGCACTTGCGCTCGATTTAAGAGACTACACTAAAGAAACCCTCCTTGGTATGGAGGTTCTTCCGCCAGATGCTACTTTGCGTGACATCCAATGTCATGCTATGATGCATTCATTTGCAAAGAAATTTGAGGATGATTCATCGGACTTGGCGGACCAAGCAGCTATTTCGAAATTCCTTGGTGTGAACCAAAGGATGAAAGATTTAGTTTTGGATAAGAGTAAGATGACCTCCATGGTACAACTTGTTGTTGATGAGATGAAAGAGGACCTTTACCGGTTCTTCTATCTTAATCAAGTCGACTGCATTGTATCAGCCTCGTCGATTTTGAGAAATCTCGATGTGGGTCCCGGGGCATCCGTTGCTGCGTCTGGTACTTCGCCCTATCATAAATTGGGTGTTGGACCGATGTCAACTACGTCTCTAGGTTTATACGACCTTTACGAGGGGTCGAACAGGAGTTCCACCACGTGGGCAGCCGCTGAAAAAGTGCGGCGCTCTATCGCTGGTGGGCCGATGTTAGTGCAAGGAAGTAAGCTTTCCACAGTTCCGAAGAACCGGGACGTCTCACGCACCATATGCACCGAACCTTTACTGAACATGATGTTCCAGAAAGGGATTGGCTCGATCATCGAACAGGCATTAAATACGCGTTTTGGTCTTCGCTATAAAGGCGGTTCCAATTCAGTTGCGGTTAAAACCCGTGACTACGACTCTGCTGTTAAAAGCGGGGACGTGCTCCAACCTGATAAGAATCGAGAGCTTGCACGTAGAGGCAGCATCGATGGCTCCTATGCCACGATTGATTTGTCCTCTGCGTCCGATTCAGTGAGCCTTCAATTAGTCGATCTTCTACTTCCAAAAGAGGTAGTAGGTTGGCTGAAGGTTACGCGCTCTGCGCACACTGAGCTACCTGACAGGACGTCGGTAGAGCTTCATATGCTTTCATCTATGGGCAACGGGTATACCTTCCCGTTGCAGACAGCCATATTTGCGAGTTTAGTGCGCGCTGTTTACGTTGTTAAAGGGATTCCTGTGCGAGTACCGCGAGGTACAAGTTTAGGAAACTACGGCGTTTTCGGGGATGACATCATTTGCGTTGCAGAAGCTTCTAGTCTTGTATTAGAAGTCTTGGCGGCACTAGGATTCATTCCTAACAGTGAAAAAACATTTACGGATGTAAATGGACGTTTTAGGGAAAGTTGCGGCGGTGATTTCCAGGACGGAATCAACGTTCGCGGCGTATACTGTAAGTCATTAAAACGCTTGCAGGACAAGTTTACGCTGATTAACCTAATCAACGACTGGTCTGAAAAGACCGGTATTGCCTGTGCAAGAACTGTTGCTATCCTCCTTCGGGTGGTTGGTAATAAGGCCGTGTTTGTCCCGTTATGGGAAAATCACGATTCTGGCATAAGGGCTCCACTCGCTCTCGCACTGGAAAACGGTGTGCGGCGCGTGATCAACAAAGACACGAACGCTCAGGGGTTTCTGTACTCCTGTTATAAAGTGCGTTCGGTTCAGTTGACGTGGGTTTGGGGAAGCACGTTCATGGATAAGGAATTCCATGATTACGGATCAAACCCTGCAGCAGCAATGTTGTGCGGTTTGAGAGGTAACTTGCGGAACGGTACTATGTCACTCAGGAC